TATTGAAAACATCGCACGTGGTTGGGCAATCGCTTCGCAGAATTTTGCGGCTACCTATCATAGCGCTGCTGAAATGTATTTCGGATGGTTTGTTCGTGAGACTGACGGACGCAAGCGCCGTTCGCATCGCCGCAAGGCTATCATCGCGCAACGCCAGTCTGCTGACTGGCACCGCCGCGCGGTTGAGTGGCGCGCTATGATGGGGGCTTAGCCCCCATGCATTGCCTAGGTGGGGATGGAAACGGGGAGTTAGGGTGATGACAAAAGAGAAACAGGAAATTCTCACACTATCTGTTTCACTTTCATCTGGTAAATTTGACACTAAAATCAATATACCATTTCCACTTTCAAAAGATGATCTTGCCACCACTGTTAATCGTTGGCATAAAATGATTTTAATGGCATTTGATATTGGTATATCTGAAATGGATATTACCTTTGAAGATGGAAAAGACTAATGCCCCGCCTAGGCCGCTTTTTCCTTTTCCTTTCCGCAGGCATGATTGCATATGGGGAGACTGGCAGTTTCATCCTGCTTTGCGTCGGCATTGGTGCGGCACTTTGGAGTGTATGACATGAAACATTATTTGCAATACTTGCTTAGGCTTTACATTTATGCGCCAATGAATAAGCATAGTGTCATTGAAGCGCAAAACAGGTTTAATGCTTTTTATGACACCATCATAGCCTATCGCTGCTAGGTCCCCGATGCTCGCCTTGTGTCAATCATCCTGGAGAACCACAAATGAAGCCTTGACAATCACACTTGCATATTTAGAATGGAAACCGTGCATTCGCACAATCAATCCCCGAAGGGAAAAATCAAATGGCAAATGAAAACCAGACCGTCATCGTTCCACCCAAGCTGATCGGCAAGATCACACCCAAGCTGATGGGCAATCCCAAGAAGGCGGCTGCACTTTGGCCGGATGACGCCAAGGAAAGTGACAAGCGCACCGTTCTTGGACGCATTCTCGGCAAGGCGCGTGCCATCGGCATTGTGACCAATCAGGACACTGGCGAGGTTTACGAAAGCCTTGTTGGGCAGTTTGGCGTGGAAAGCTATGGTTCCGGCGAGCGGTTCAAGTCGGGCCGTCTCTATCTGCCGAACCTGTCCTTTCTCGAATTGTTCAAATCGGCATTCGAGGAAAACAAAGGCGCGCCGGTTGACATTTCATTCGCCTATGAATGCGGTGTGCAGTATTCCAGCAATCAGGCTGGCTTCGAATGGTTCATGACGGACCTTATGCCGCCCAAGGTTGAGGATGATGTGCTTTCCACGATCCTTGCGCAGCTTCCTGCGCGCGGCGCTGCGGCACCGCAGTTGGAGGGACCGGCGGTCGATCCTGCGAGCGCGGCCACGCATGACAAGGCCAAGACCAAGGCGCGCACCTGATCGTTGCATCCTGGTATCGTGTAGCAATGAAAAAAGCCCCGCTCCAGAAAATGGTGCGGGGCTAAGTCTTTTCCGGGGAGGAAACCCGATGGCCGGGCGGGATAGAGCCTATCCCTTTTTCAACCATCCTTCAAACCCTTTATGCTCGACGCCCACCTGGCGGGTGAGACCATACACGCCGGCGGCGATGAATAGCAGGCCGATGGCACCGATCACGATACGCTCAAAGAGATTGCCGCCCCATTGCTGGAGGGACAGGGACCGAGTTGCGGCGGCTTTGTCCGATTGTTCCTGGGCTGACTTAGCGGCGCTCGCCTGGGCTTTGGCACCTTCGACGATGGCGGTTGGCACGTCATCTTTTTTCAGGTTTTGCTTGCCGGGCTGATAGCCTTCCTTGGCGCTTTCGGCACCTTTTCGAATGGTGAGGGGCGGTCCGCCGCTTGTGTCGCCATAGTCGGACGTTGCCCATGCCTTGTCCCGCTCGACGTTGGCGGGCGAGCCGGCGGCGTCATTGGGACCGCCGATGGGGTCAGCGCCAAAGTCGGCGAAAGAGCCATTGTTGCGCCCTGCGGCTGCATACCCGCTGGGGTTGTCGCCGTTGAGGGAACCGTAGGGACCTTGCCCGGTGTAGGGATCATACGACTGTGAGAAGTTATCGAGCGGTGGGGAATAGGCATCGGCATTGGTGCGGGATGATCCGACACCTGGCATGTCGAGCGGTTCCGCACCCTTGGCGACTTCAAAATGCATACTGTCGGGGTTGCGCCAATTACCGCCCCATGAAAGCCCATTGTTGGCAGCAATCTCGTTTATGTTGTCTGGAAAGTTATGCTCGCCAGATCGCCCGCCGAAAACCGACTGCCCCGAAAACGGGTTTACATCAATGGCATTTCCATAGGCGTGATTGGAAAGCGTATTGGTCCCGGCAATGTTGCGGTAATTGTAACCACCTAGCGCGCCAACCTTATAGCCCGATCCTTCAAGGTCATTGATGAAACCTTGAAAGTTTCCGGCATATTCGGAATTGACGCGGGCGGTTTGTCCACCGCTGGAGCGAATGAGCGTAAAACCGGCCACGGTTCACCGCCTCATAAAAAGGCGAGTTGCGGTCCGGCCCGCGCCGCTAAATTGATTGTCATATTGCAAAGGCAAATGCCTGTCGCCTGGATCATAGATTGCGTTTTCACGCGCTCCCATAAAAGACGTATCCACAACGGGAAGTCCGCCGATGTATCGTCCATTGGGAATTGTCCAAGGCGAAAAGCTGGTTGAAACAGGACCAACGCTAGAAGGATTTGGAAAGCCCGCTGCATGTTTCACGTATAACCCCCTGGATAAGGCTGGTTCGGACCTTCAAGAAAAATGGGAGATTTCGCGCTCGCGTTCACGTCTGTCGGCATCGCCGGATTGGGATTTGACGGCAAACCGTAAGTCACGACTGGCGTTTCATTCGGATCATTCACGCGCGTATAATCCCCATCAGGCGAGCGCGAACCGGGCGAATTCCAAAGCAAATCGTAAAGATCACTTGGCATTTTTGCATCGGGTTGTTGCTTACCATCGAAGGAAGTCTGCACTTTGTCAGTCGTCGCCGTGCCGTCCGTCTCGGTTGCAGGCTTGTTGAATAAATTCTGCAACCAGCCGGGAAGGCCAGTGCCACCGCCGATGGCTCCGGCGAATGCCACGCCGGGGATGCTATCCCCTTGCGTATCTCCAGCCGGCGCGCTCTTGCGCGTGTAAAGGTAAATGGCACCGCCCAAAAGGACGATGCCAATTCCGCCGATGATCCAGACGCGCTTGCGCATTATGCAGCCGCTCCCCTGTTTTGGACAAGAGCCAGCATATTCAACAGCATCTGATCTTTGCCAGCAAGGATCATTTGTTGCGTCTGGTTGTTCGTGACGGTTGTTCCGTATTTCCACATTTCCAGACGATCATAAAAATCCGCCTGGATTTTGTCGCGCTTCACAAGACTGTCCAACGTCAAGGCTTGAATGGTCATGGCCGCAGTCGTCTGGAGATTTTGCCCCTCGACTTGCTTAAGCGCGACTTCCTTTCCGGCCATGATGTTGCTTTCCTGGACACGGGCGGAAAGCGCGGCAATGGCGAGTTGTGTATTGTTTTGGTCCTGCTGCGCCTGCACTTGCGCATTGATGCCGAGCGCCTGGGTGTTGGCATTCATCTGTGCAGCGGCAAGCGCGGTGCCAGCCTGCACCGATGCGTTATCCCCGCCGATATAGACGGGACCGCTTCCCTTCTGTTCGCTCGATCCACCTGACAGAAGCAAGATCAGCAAAAGCCCGATGCCCACAAGGATTGCGGCGGTCAACCATGGGTGCGCTTTCATCCATTGCCAAATGCCGCTCATAGCGCTTGCCTCCGACGGGGATCATATTGCGCGCCCGAAATGCCGGGGACATAGGCGAGCGGTCCCGTGCCTTTGGGACTGCCGATTGTGGGCATCGGCATCGTGGCAATCTGTTTGCCCTGATAGACACCACCTTGCGCGATGTCGAAGCCGTTGCCCTGCACAACCTGCCCTGCACCGTCACGCGCGACAATGGGAAGGCCACCACTGGCATAAGCCATATCGAGAGAGCCTTGGGTGAAAGGCACCGCCTCGATATAGTCAATGAAATAGCCGGGCGGCTGGAGCAAAGGTGCGCGGACCTGCTCTACTTTTTTGACCGCTTTCTTTGATCCGAAAGGCCACATGGGGAAAGCCTCACTGGAAAGAGTAATCGCCCATGCCCAAATCGGGGAATCCGCCGTTATTGGGATAAGCCAGCACGGGGCGGGACGTTGCGCCGGTTACGGGCGAGACTGCAACGGCAAGCCCATTGTTGAAACCAGACGCAGCCGCCTGAATGACGTTTGCGGTGTTGGCTTTCTTGGAAACGATGACGGCAATGATTGCCACCGCGCAAAGCATGGTGAGAACCGAAACGACGCCTTCAACCGCAGTATTCATTTTCGCAATCCTCTTTCTTAAAGTGAAACGCCATTCTGCGAACCGCCAGAAGTGATCGGGCTGATTGCGGTTGTCAGCATTTGCGAGACCGCTGCGCCAAATGCGGAAATGACGCTCGATGTATTGGCCTGTTTCGACAGGATCACGGCGAGAACGGCAACGCCAACGATCATGGAAACAATGCCGATAATCATTTCTCCAGCTTTGCTATTCATTTGGCACCTATGAAAGGAATATTGGGCGCAATGAAGCGCCAAACGTCTTGCCACATCGGATCGGCACTAAACCCATTCTGCCCTTGGGGCACAGGTTTAAACAAGCCCTCATTTTGATTGCCGCCACTTTCGGCACTCGGCCCTTCATTGGCCTTTTGCGAGGCACTCTCGGGAGATGCTTGGAGATTGGAAATTGCGTCAACGAATTGCTTGAACAGTCCTTTTTTCTCGCCCGTTGCGAGAATGAGAACCAGAAGGATCAAACCAATAAATCCGCGTGTAACACCCTGGAGGGGCTTGTAATAACCGATTGCTCCGATGCCAATGATGGAAGCAATCCACACGAAAAAATTGTTAGGTCCTGAAAAATCGCTTGCCAGAAGCGAGCCTAGATCGCGGTGGGTCCCGCGATAAGCTGAAATGGCAAGAGCAATGCCAATCATAAGGATGACGAAAGGCATTGCTTACACCATCGTTTGCAGATATTTGGCGAGTTTGCCGCGCAGCGTTATGAAGATCAAAAACGCCAGGAACGTTGCGCCAAACAAGAATGATGTTTGGCTCACATGCCGGTCCGCTGCCAAAGCTGCGGATACTTGTATCCAATGTAAGAGGAAACAAGCGCCACAACGATCATCGTAATCAGTCGGCCATTAAGCATGTCAATCCTCCATCGCGCCTTTGATGTGCCCTAGGATCATCGCCCAAACCATAGCGATTGCCACAAGCAAACCATAAAAGAGAAACCAATCGGTGACGTTCATGTCATCGTTATAGGGTTTCGCCCAAAATGCCTTGATGCTATCGAGCATGTTTCAAACTCCAGAATGAGGCGCGCCGCGCATGGAAGGGGATACATGCGCGGCGCTTCCATTATCGCAGGATCAACCGGCTGGCAGGCTGGAGGCCGCGACAATCTGGTTGATGTCGGAGAAAAATTCCCATCCCACAAGCAACTGTGAAGTTGCACCTGCCACGCTCGCAGGGTTGAATGTGGTCTGGATATTTCCGTAATTCAACGTATTGATCGGTTGCTTGCGGTGATCAATGTAATAGGTCGCATTCGGAAAATCATCGCTGATAATCTGCCGGGTGAGAAGCGCATTCACCCAGGGATTTGTGTTGATGAAATTCAGGTTGTTCGCCGCCGTCATCGCCAGATAATTGACGTTCGTTCCGGCAGTCAACGTGCCAGCGTCATCGTAAATGATGGCAGTCGAGAGATAAGAACGCCCGTTGGCATAGGGAACGGGGAAGTCCTGGTTTGCAGAAAGGCCCGTCAAAGCCGTATTCTGCAATTGATACATCTTGGACAAATCCATCACCGGCAGGATTGGATTGTTATTCCGGTCCTTGGGGATTTGATCGAGATAATTCTGGTGGATGCGGATGGTCATGCTCGCAACCGTGCCAATGTCTGTCGATGACGATTTGTAAACCGCAAGGACACCATTGCCAGTGCTGGAAACCGAAAAATTCGGGTTGACTGTCATCTGCAACTGCGCATTCGCATTGATGACATTCATGAACATGGCACCGCGCAAATCGAAGTCGCCATATGCGACCGGGACTTCATAATACATGCGGAACGGCTGCACAGTCGTGACCGATGCCGGGCACTTGATGACGTCCATATTGTTTCCGATGTCCACTGGGCTGTCATTCGTGAGCGCACCGCCCCACACAAGCTGCCGCCGCGCGGTTGCCGCCAGGAACAAATGCCAGCCGCTCGTCTGAATGCGGTTCTGCGAATTGTAATCGGTCAACGTGACATTGGACAAGATGTTGGCCGGTCCCCAAGCCTGGAGCGTATGGGTTTCGGCGGCGCTGCGAACAAACGTCCCCGTGATTTCAATGATGATCCGCTTCAAAAGCCCGATGTTCCGAAGCTGGAAATTGACAACCTGCCCTGGGATCGTACCCGAAAGCGCCTGCGTCGCGGTCGGTTGCCAACTGTCAACCGAACGGTCGATCAGGATGGCGCGGGCCTGATCATTCATCGCCATAAGCTGTTGCGGGGAAGGCTGTGCGGTCATTTGCTGTCACCATCGTTGAGATATGAATGAATTGACGGGAAAACACTTGCGATTGCCAGTCCCGTAAGCATGGCAATCATAATCACTACAATCCAATTCCATGGATTGAGAATGAGCGCGCGATTGATGATCTTATCCATTCGCGGGCGCGCTCGCCTTGGGTTTCATCGCCGACATGGCAACACGCAAGGCAAGCTGGCCGAGCAAGACCATAATTGCAATCGTGATGATATTCGGCGCATTGATTGTCAAATAGGTCTTTTCCACTAGACAAATCTCCTGCGGTTTGCCAACTCTTTCAGACGTTGGCGTATCGTGTCAACTAGAATTGCGTCCCCCTCGCATGGTCCTAACACGCAATGCGCGCCGTTCCCGACATCATACCAGTGGCAGTGGTATTTGGGGAGCGGCGCGCGGGCTTGCTTGGGCATGTATCCGATAATGGCGTCGTTGTCGCGCTCATCATGCAGACGAAACTTGGCGTAAAAATCAGCCTGCGAAACCGCATATCGGCTGACATCGACAGGTCTTTGCGAAAGGAAAATGACGGGGATTTCCTTTGACCGGCCTTGCGTGAGAATGCCACGGAACGGCGCTGACTTATGTGGAAGCATGAGCGCTTCGTCTGCGTATAATCCGATGCTCTCATGACGCCAGACCTTATAAAGCCAATCCTCTACTGCCGGGTCCTCCGGGTCAGGCTGGACTATATACAATCCGGGGCGATCAGGCAAAGCGCTTTTCAAAGTCAAATGCTGGATTTCCCGCATTTTCGTGAATAGTTTTTCGCGCTTGTAATCGACAATGACATACGGAATTTTATCAAACCTGGAGCGCGACAGCATCCACGTCGCAAAACGCGTTTTCCCGGAACCTGTGGCGCCGGGAATGAAAACACGATGGGTCGTGTCGGGAAGTTGAAAGGTCACTTTCGCATTCCTAAAATGATGATCGGCAGAACAATTGCACCGATCAAAAGAATTTGCGCAAGCATTATTTCAGGTCCACATTGTCAGTCTGCACTTTGACAGTGCCGCCTGAGCCGCTTTCAATGATGCTTGTGCCGTCATTCTTCACAACCGCTTTCACGTCCGAGTGTTTAGCGACTGCATCTTGCAAACCCTCACGCCGCCCTGTGTAGAGCGAATAGGCAAGCGAGCCTGCGGCAACAAGAGCGGCAATGAAAGCCTCTTTGCTTTCAAGCGGAATATATCCCGAACCTGTCAGCGCTCCAGCGATAAACGTCGCAAGTGTTGTGAAAAGAGCGATGAATTGTGTTTTGGTCATTAGGCTTCCCTCACATTCAGCTTTGCGCCCGCAACCGTTGTGGGCAGTGGTGTGTCCAATTTCGGAATACGCGGCGGCCACCTATACGCTACAAAATCCTCGCGTGGAAATGACGCAATAGAAACCGCGTCATTCTGGTTTCCACCTAGCAGGATGATACTGGACGCATTCGCTCCCACAACGAAGCCGACATGTCCGCCACCATTCCGCCTCTTGCTCGCCACGCAGCCATAGATCGGCACCTTGAGCGCGTCTCCCCAATTGCGATAATCGAGCGCCCATAAGGTGCGCGTCGATTTGATACCGGCGTCCTCCAGACAGGCACCCACAAAGGCCGCGCACCACGGCACCGCGTCTTGTGTGATGCCACCTTGTTTCACCTTGGCAAACATCGCCACAACTGTGGGATTGTTTTTCGCGCCCGGTCCCTCAACCGTGCCAATCAGTTTCTTTGCGGCAATCATCCATGGATAATCAGCCAAGGGAATATCCTCCAGCAACGGGCGTGGCTTCCTTGGCCCGATCATTCATCTTGATTGCGGCAATGCGCGTTCCGTAAACGCCCAATGCGACAATGGCGAGATTAGCCCAGGCCATGACTTTTCCGCTCGATGGAATGGCATCGGGATAATAGGACGCAACATCGGAAACCGCTTTTCCGATGTTGTCGGCTTCTGTTTCCTGGAGCATCCATTCATTGCGCTTTGTCAGCATCGCCAATCCCAAATGAATTTGGAAAAGCGATGTGGCAACCATGTCTTTGAAATTGGCGTCCCCTAAATGAACCGTCGCCTTGGGCGTGTTGTATTTTTGACCGGGCTTGCGTCCGGGCTTTCGCCGCTCGGGCTTGGCATCTGGACCGCCGCCGGGTCCGTCACTTCCGGGGACGGGGATGCTGGCGGGGTCGATAACGGTTCCGGCTCCGGCTGAAGCGCCACTGTCAAGCCCTCCAGCAAACCCGTCACCCGTGCTATTTCCGTCCGCGTTTCCTGCATTTCCAATCGCAGGCTGGACAATTCCGCTTGTGTTGTTTCGTACTGGCCTTGCCATGAATTAAATCTCCCTTCCAATTCCGTGACGCGCATATTGCGGCGATCTTCTTCACCCGCTTCAATCACCGCTGCCGCAACCGTTTCTGCATTTTCGGCGCGCTGATTAGCTTCGGCGGTAATCTGTTCAGCGGTCTGGACTATGGCTGCCGCCGCAACCGCCGCACGTGTCTCCGAAACCAAATCATCGACTTGTTCTTGCAATTCGCCCATGTGAAACGATCCTTCTTTAATTCGTCCAATTCCATGCGCATAAGACGAAACCGGAATGACAATTCTGCATTAGACATGACATGCGCGGGCGGTTCAAAATGGGGAAGCGTTTCCGCTTCCCCTTTCCCGAAATAAAGATCATCCGCCATTCTTCATTGCTTCTTTATCGCGGAGATAAGACGCAATTTCACCTGGAGCATTCTTCAACATGAAGCGCGTGAACAGTGGAAGAATGTCTTCATCGGTCAATCCCAATTCGATATGTGGATTGGCAAATGCCTTGGCATTGCGAGCGCGCGCTTCGGCTTCCAATGCCTCCTGTTCTTCGCGCCGGATTTTGTCCGCTTCCGCGAGAATTTCGGCGCGTGTGGGTTGCGCGACAACTTCATTCTTTGCGGGATCATTCTTATTCGTCATGGCTCTTGTCCTCAATTGCGGTCATCACCGGCGCTGGAGCCGAAATTACCATATGTTGCATGATCAAATCCAGCTTTGCCTCGATGCGCGTCATGCGCGCGTCTGTATTGTCTATAGCGGTTGTCACATGTTTAACAGCCGCCATGATTTCATCGGGCTTGACGCCGAGCATGTTGAACAACATTCCCATTCCGGATGGAACCTGCATTGTATGTCCCCTTCTATAAAGTGCGATACCCCCACACATTGATTGATCCGGTTAATTGCGTCAAGCCGCCCATATTGGCAACGCGCAATTCAATTGGCGCATTGCGCGGCGCTGGAGCGCGCATTGTATATTGCCACTTCCAATCGACTGTCGCGGTCCCCACCAATGCACCTGCATAGCGTCGAAAAATCGCATGGATATAGGAGTTTCCGCTTTGGAGATAGGCAATAAAATCAACCGGCGATGATAAGATTGTTATTCCGTCAATCCTCATATCTACATCGGTCACAACGAAATTTCCGCTGTTTCCAAATCCGAATGATGATACCGCAGTGGTGCCAACCCCCGTGATTAGTATATCTCTTGCAGCCAGGTTAACGCGGTCACGGCGCTCCATTCCAAATCCGGAAAGATAACTCTCCAGAAAGAACACGCGCGTTTGTTCATCATTTGCCAAAGCCACGTGCCCGGTTTGAAAAAGTGTCGCGCGTGTTTCCGCCGTAAGAACCGGAACATTCACCCACTCGCCAGGACCGCAATTGATAATGTGACCTGTATCCTCCAGCCTAAGCGCAAGCGTTCGCAGGCTCCGTGTGTTGTCAATACAGATTGCATCTATGCGTTTGAGTGATTGGATTTGTGCCGACTGACCAACAAACGTGAACGATAATGCGCGCCCCAAAAGCGGCGCATAATCATTCCAATTGATGATGCAAACCGCGCATTGCGAAGAGCCGAAAACTTTATAGAGACTGCCTTGCCCGGCAAAGGAAATAGGCTTGTAATCTGAAAAAAGGATCATGGGTTTGCAAATCCTTGTGCAATCATCGCTGGATTTGTTCCAAGCGTGTATTGATTGGAATATCCAGTGTCATTCATATGGATAGGATCGGCGTGCCATGCCGCTGGATAATTCTTGTCCGGGTCAGTGCAAATCGGTGCGGTTTGATTGAAAACCTTACTACCCCAAATCGGGTCGGCCAAAAGCATCGGCACGATGGCGAATGTGCTATCGCGCTGCATCTGTGTCCATCCCGAAGATGTAATAGGCGTAAGGATCGCGGTCTTTGCCGATGGCGCGCGAAATGCCATTATCCTATCCAACTGCGGTTTGATCGATGCAAAATAAACATTCGGGTCCGCGTCCATATCATTTTCCAATCCCCACAAAACCATGTCACATGATTTTCCGATGACAGGATCAGAAAGAATACGATCCGCGATTGCCTGAATTTTCTGTCCGCCTAGACCAAATCCAAGGACCGGGCGACCAGGACGATTGATGCGAATAAGCCCGAGTGGAGCCGTGTTGACAGTTGTGGCTCCGGTGCCTGATGGAAGAGAATGCCCCCACAATCCAAGCAAGTTTGCCGGTGCTGCATTTGGCGCAAATTTTTGCGCGTCGATTGACAGCGTGGCGTGCTCCAGCCCGTAAACATCGCCGGTGCTAACCGCGCCGCCCGAACCAATTTCAACTGTCACGGTGATAGGCTTGGAAAAATCTATCAGGATCGTCTCGACAAACGGCGGGCCCGCGTAAGTGGCAAAGGCCAATGTGACGCTTGCCTGATTTGCGTTAAACGAAACAACGGTGCCGCCTGCCTGATCTAAAGGCAAAACATCACCACTCGAAACGGTCAGCTTGTTAAACATATTGATTGTTGGAATAAATCCCCACTTCCGATCAGAGGACATGCGAATGCGCGTGTCAAACGTATAATTGCCAAGCGCCCCATTAAGTGAATTTTGCCCGACCACGACCGAATTTGCGCCTTGATTAACAAAAATGCGCAAAGTTGCACCGGCATTGAAAGCAGTTGCTGCAATTTTGGAAAGTGTGCCCGACACGTCCCATTGGCAAGATGGCTTGATGGCGTTTCCCGGCAATGAAAAAGTCGCCAATGCCTGAAAAACAGCCGCGCCAGACCATCGCAAATTAACATAGCCCGAGCGACCCGCCGTATAAACCCGTCTGACATTTTGTGGCGCGGATGTGGGTGGAATGGGAAGCAATGACATTTTAATTCCTTCCAAATGTTTTTGCGCGTTAAGTTTGCGTTCCAACACCGTCTGTGTCAGAAGTTGGCGCTCCGTTCTTAATGCGGAGACGATTAGAGCTATCGACCCACAAATATTTTGAACCAAGACAAAGCGCCAGTGCCAGGAACGAGAAGCATCCGCATGATCAATTTCCCCCGTAACTAATACCATCGCCAGCGGTGCCATTGATAAAGATTTTCGCCAGATTGTTGACGGCAAAACTCATGGCCTCGCCTGGAGACAGGACATATCCATTTCCCGCGCCCGTTGTGGTGCTATTGATCGCACTTCCACCAATCGTAATATCCGCACCGTTTCCACTTAACGCCTTCACAATCACTCCATTGATAAGAGTGCCCGAGCCGATTGCGATTGCGGTTCCTGACACGGCAATCAGTTTTTGCCCTGTGAGCGGAAGCGCCCCGGCCCCGGATATATCCCCTGGTTGCCAGACCATATCCACCACGGGGATATTCAAAAACTGGATATTGACAATTCCGGTTGTGGCACTTTCAGCAATCAATTGCGGCTGATTGGTGCAATAAAAATTCAGGCGGGCGCGTGCCCCGGCCGGAACCGTCACGGAGTTTTCGGTAATTGCATCGCGCAATGTGAATGAATAGGAATTGTCTTGATTGTAAATTTCAACCGCCTGGATAAGCCCAAGGATATTGAGCGCACCGGCTTGGACCATATCAAACCGTTGAATTGCTCCACTAGCAAAATTGATTGGAATAAGTCCCGTGATGTGCGGTCCCTGCGCCGCTGGCGTTTGCATGATCGGCTTTGAACCGGGAACCTTAACGCTCATGTGCAATCATCCTTGATTGTTGGAATAGGGAAGGGGAAGCGGACGCGGTTGCTCGAATGCCACGCTCAATATATGCCTGCGTGCCGCGCCTCGTCAAAGTCGGCGCATTGTTAATCATGGAAATTAATTCACCCTGGAGAATGGCCTCCAGATCGCCCCACCTAAGACCGTTCGCGCCTTTAGATTTGATTTTCTGTTTCCCGGTCACGCTTTCGGTCGCATAGAGTTTTTTGCCAGCTATCAACACGTCTCTAAATTCAGCTTCTAGTTTCCATGCCCCGAGACGCGAAACATCGTGGTCCGCAGCAAGAGCACGGCAGATAATGCTATCAGTATCGCAGTATATAGGATCAACCGCGACATGTAGAGCGCGGAGTAAGACGCTTCGCGCAGCGCCAGTGATGCTCGCTGCTGTTCCAACATTATTAAATCGCACTTCGGCGATTGGTCTGCTCCAGATTGCATATCGCCCGTTTTCAAATTCGGGGAAGTCGCCCCATGATTGTCCGGTGAACTCGTCATATTTTTCATCCTCCATTGGTGGCGCTTCATTCGGGTCAGTGATGTAATATTCTTTAAATCGCCTTGGATTTTGTGCGAATTTTCCATAGGCGTTATTCAACATAAGTTTGATGAATAAATCATCCTTGACCGTTTCGTCATACTCCGCACTTTCGGTTAATCCGGCTTGCTCCAGCGCTTCGATTTTCAGTTTAGTATTCTGCCTTTCTGCATATCGCGGAATAACAAACTTGTCGAAGGTGGAAAATTCTTCACAGTCAATTGATAATATGTGCTCGACATTTTCAACCAAGCCCAGTTCAAGTGCAGCTTTATATTCGTGTATGGATACGTTAAAGACACCATCACGAATATTTGCGCTGGTTTCTCCATTCTCCAGACGCCCGACAAATGCCCCGTAATTAGTGCATCGGACTTTAACGAATGCCGTGTGATCATTTGGCTTTCCCCTTCTGAATGTATACTCGCGGCTGATAGGATGCTTCATGTGAGCCATAACGAATGGATACATGGAATTAACATCGTATAATTTATAAGGCCCGGTAAAGCGGCCTTTGCCCATGATGCATTCAACGCGCCCACCGTAAAAGTATTCACGCAAGTCATGGTCCATTGTCGGACCTAGCGTTCCAACTTTATAATACCGTTTCAATTCCGCCATTGCGGCTTGACCGACCGATATTTTGAAACCAAATCTATTGATGAATGATTTGACGATGGATAAGAGATTGCGACAATCCGATATGCAATAATCAATGATTGCCTGCCTGTGCTTGTGCCTGACAGTCTTAAACAGAAACTTATAATCAAAATCGTCTTTTTTGTATGCTGCCAGTTTCGTTGGAATAATATGCAGACTGTCGCGCAATTCATGCTCGCCAATCTTCGCCGCCATAAGGCCCCGCCCTTTGAAGCTAACGCGGCCTCTAAGCAAGTGCATAAAATACATATAATCAAACTTGCCGCCATTGTGAGCATATATCGTATACTTTCGCGGCAACGCGGCAATGGCCGCTATCACTTCCCTGATTAATTCTTCATGGTTCTCATTCCAGAAAACCTTTGGCGCAAAGTTATCTGAATACAAAACGCCCATGAACGGAAAAACACTTTCCCGCGACACATTATCAAACGGGTCTGTCTCAAAATCCAAAACCGCAATGTCTTCCATTCGAGCGGCTTTGTCTCGCCCGCGTTGCGTCCGTTTCCGTTCAATGGGGGATTTGGGCTTTGCCACGCCAGCGGGACGCCCGCGCGGGCGGTCCCAGGCCAGATCGTCAAAGGTAAAGGAACGCGCCACGATCAGCGTCCGCGCTTTTTAGGTTTGGTCGCAGGATTGGGCTTTGATTTGGGAGCGGCTGGAGCGTTTGACGGTTCGTCAAATTCGTCTGTCTCTTTGACTTTCAACCGCTGAATTTCCACATAATTATACCAATTCTTATAGCGGTTGTATTCCGACATGAACGCAATCAAATCTTTCCGCGATGTGAACCGTTGAAAATATCTCTCCCCGCCCGGCCCGTTCAAGGGAATTGCATAGCGTTCCCGCGCCATCAATTCCGGCAATTGGCTTGCACTCTCGATTGATCCGCTCTTGCGTATGCGCGATACATACTTTCCCCGCGCACTTGAACGCTCCGCGATAATCTCCCCGGACTTACGATCAAACCGCACACGATCCGACTTCGCCGCAGGAACGGCAACCTTTGTCGCAGTTGTGGGAAACACACCTTTATATCCCTTGGCAGCTTCCCTCGACACCGTGACAGTCTTAGCGCGGCCTTGCAGAACGTCCGCAAACCGATTGACCTTTTCCCGCATGTATCGAGTGGCAGTCTGTTTCCTCGCGTCAACGCTCTTGGAAACGATGCCCAATTTTTTCAATCTCGCAACCGCAGATCGAAATTCGCGCACTTGACTTGAAGTCAAACGCGCTCTAGGCTTTACAACATTCGCCATTGGTTTTCAGCCCCAAGGTGCAATAAAACCCCGCCCGGTCCCTAGCCGTGCGGGGTTTTTCATTCTAACGCCATTCAACCCTGCGCCGCAAGCGCCCGTTGCTTCCGAGTCCGCATGTCCGGCTCCAGCACCATGCGATGGTTCAACAGTCGCCAACTGATCGTCTTGCGGTCCATACCATCCCGCTGCAAGTCCAATCGCAGCCGCTCCAGCTTGGCGCGTGTTTCATTTGAGATTTGCATTAGCGTGTTTCCCCTTCCTTTGTAATTAACATCACAAAATTGCCCGGCGCACTCTCATAATCCCGCACTTTCGCCCGCGCATCCTCCAGCAATTCATACGATCCAATGAGCGTATATACACCACCATTCACCCAATAAACGCGATAAACCTGCGGGAATGCCGGGTCCGGGATGCTGCGGAATGTCATAGGTCCAAATCCCTTTGTCGGGGATCATGTTCTTGCACATGATCCGAATGCGCTGGCCTCATGCGCAAAGGATGAATTACGCATTTCGCAAATTCCTGCCGGATGATATACACTTCCGATATCGCCCGACTGTAAATGCGCTTGTTCATAAAGGATTTGCTATTCGTGCGGAACGTCCGCAATTCCGTTAGCTTGTCATCGAAACGACGCAAAACCGCCGCCCGCATATCCTCCGGCGTGTCTGCATACATCGCAGAGGCAAAGATGGGAGCGGACATCTAGCGCCCCTCCCCAATACAAAGACGCAATGCAATCTGCGGTGTGACACAATCCTTAGCGATAAAACGCAACGGCTTCCAACCGTGAACGTCAACCGCCGCAAGAAACTCCGCAGCATCCGCGCTTGTAGCGAATTGAAATTCGAGAACGCGGGTTTTCTCATAAGGGTCGATTGGAGTGTTTTTCACTTGGACGTGATACATTGGATTAATCCTTCCACTCGATATTAACAATTGAAAGCGACTTGCCAGAAAAGACAACACGCGCCGAAACCCGATTGCGCTGCATGTTGGCGTAGTTTTTTAGCTAAACTTTCATTAGGCCATAGTTCACTGGTAGGAAACAATGAATTACCGGACTTGATGAAAACGAGATACATGGGATTAGCCTTTTCTGAAGTTGGCGCGCTGATAAGACCTAAGCAATCTTAACCTTAAGGCGTCGGGGTCATTTCCTACATGCCGAAGCGAATGACTAAATCTCACACATTCCCCGCCAAGGCACCAATGCTAAGAACGCATGGCTCACGCAATGTGCCATGCACCAATGCCGACGCAAAGCAGGATGAAACTGCCAGTCTCC